CCCACATGCTTTTCTATATAGGACTCTATAGCGGCTGCGTGAGATTGCTTTACGTCCTCGGAGGTGTTAGGTATGCCGCCAAGTTCTTTCTCTGTACGCGAAAGCTTGGTATATATTTTATCAGGTCTGTTTAAAGAAAACCCTCTGTACCCTCTATTTTTCAAATGATATAAGAGACGCGGTTTGTTATTCTCACACAGGATAGGCATACCGTAAAAGACTAAAGCCATAAGCACTTCCTCAAAAAATATCTCTGCCGTTTGTGGACGAGCTATATATTCCAAGAAGAACTCATTGCTTGGAGCTTCATCCATATTAAACTTCGTAAGTCCATGTAAAGATCCATTCGATCCCTTTCCTACTACCACTCCAGATATATCATAAGAGTCACATCCGAAAGATCCTAAGTGTTCGTTGCCTGGATATTTTCTCCCATTACGTACCTCCACCCTGTTTTGCATATGAGGAGGCGGAGTCCATCCCACTAAAAATCTACCGCGCTTATCAGGAGACCATATCACCGTAGAGTCTTTTATACCATCCTTCCAACGGAAAGAGCCCTGCGTAAGGTGATGGTCCATAATTAAGGAGTCGTTGTAATCTATCTGCTGATATATTTTAGTTAGATTAAAAATAGACTGCTTACTTTCATCTCGAAAAGCGTGAGACTCGCTACGTGGAAACTGTCTGTAGAACTCATTGAGGGCGTCGGCGTCTTGAGAAAGTGACGCTACCTCGTTCTCCCAGTAGTCTATAGCCCCTATATTTATATCCTCTCCGTCAATCCCCCCTATAGGTTTAGGTGGAGTGCGCAATACAGGCATACCATACATATCTATAAACCCTTCCATATTCCATTCCATAGGAACGAATAAGCAATACATCCCGCTTTTCGTCTGACCGTTGGAGTTGCGCTTGGAAGGGAAAGAGTCTTCATATAAAGCTTTAAAGTTTCTACCACCTTTATCTAAAGCGTTAGAGGTAGAGCCCATCATACACTTCCCTATAACCTTACTTCCCAAACGAAGACACGTTTTTGTTACACGCCAGTTGTTTAAGATATTGTCTGGCTTATCCCACTTACCACTCTCATCATGCAGGAGCAGCTGTAGCTTCTCTCCATCATAACTATTGTCTCCCGTATTCTTCCAGTCTATAGTAGTATCCAGTCCCTCCAACTCTTCCTCTTCGACCTCATACATGTTTTTCTTTGTAATCTTCGAAGCAGGAACACGATAAGCAAGTTCTGTCTTAGGCTTATCCATTCCATCCTGTATCGGTTTAAAGAAGAAGGGATAGTTGTTAGATATAGGTACCACCTTATCGGTAAACATTTTTTTCGCATCTGATCCTGTTTTGGAAAGTATTCCTATCCGTGAGTCTTTAGTTATAGTGGCTTGGTTTACGCCTTCGCTGGAGCTCATAAAAGAAAATCCTGAACGACGTATCTTCAAATAACACATCCCAAAGCTACGCTTATCTGCTTTACATGCTTCCCAAAAGATATAAAAAATTCTATTGGCCTCCCGGAAGTCAGGATGCCCCACATCTATCTTCGTCCATTGGAGATACATATAATGCGTTCCCGTTATATATGTAGGGGTTCCGTTGTTTAAAAACCAGAAACCTTCCTCACGCCTATCGAACTCCGACTCTATATATTCCACCCACTTAGACTTAAAAGTATTTGGGGTAGAGTGCCATTGNAAGATAGATTTAATACGCTTCAAGTCTTTGCTATATTCAAAAGNCTCCCAGTATTGCTCTTCTTTTTTCTTAGAGCGAGAATAAACTTCTTTGGGANCTTTAGGCAAAGCCACTCTTAGACCATTTATTTCATACNCCTCTCCTATCTGNCCCGTCTTAGATATAACCACGAGGTCATATTTTGGGTCATAGCCATAGGCCCATGTGCGGGCACGGTTTTTATTTACCACCACATGTTTAGGTATAGCTTTTTCTACTACCCTATATAAACTATTTTGATCTTGACTCGGCAAATCCTTTCGGGGTATGTGTTTTATTTTCTAAAGGAGCCCCATCTAAAAGGGCTTTCTCTTCTTCTATTCTTTTTAATATCTCAAAAGCATCCATGATACAAAGCTTCTTGGTAGCCGCTGCGTTCTTTAATCTATCCGCAGCCAACTCATCGTCTTTATCAAACTTTATGATATCTTCTTTAGCTACCTTAACTAACTGTCGCACAGCCTTTTCGCCCGCCTCTATGATCTGTAATTTAATCTCCTTGGTGTCCATCTTCTTCGGCGCTTTTTTTCATTTCCGCTAAAGCCTCTTCATACCCAGGCATTAGCTTTAAAAGGTTTAAGGTACCCACAGCCAACTCCCTGGTTTGCTGCTCCTCTAAGATAAGCTTTTTTAAATTCTCTGTTAGCGCCTCTGTATTTACTTTCAGTGAGGCTATATTTTTCTGTACTCCCATATTAATTAAATTTATAAAACATTACAAAAACTTTGCGCCCCTCTTTCCAGGAGACGTTAGGATACTTACTGTGAAAGTATGAAGAAGGATAAGATATCAGTCTGTTTTTTTCATACCCTACTACTGAGCTCAACCTCCACTTATCTAAATCTTCCGCGTCTACTCTAATCATACTATTGTATTCTTCGTCGGAGATATCGTGGGGCAACTCCTTACCATACCTATGGTGCTCCCACAAAGCGGTGCCATGCAGATCTTCCCTCTCTCGGGGAGAGAGATATAAAACTATAGCCCTGTCTGGCTTCTGCCCATTAATATTCAAATCGGAATGTATGCGCCAGGAGATATCGAGCTCATCGGTAGCCTCTCTAAAGAAGGACAATATATTCACCAAAGGGCGCTTCTCTATATCCGCTAACTTTTCTATTACGTAGTCGGCAAACCCTACAGGAGATTCTTTTACATAGAAATCTTTTTCTCCCACCACCTGCTTTTTAAAACGCCCGTCAGATAAATATCTATCTACTATATCCAATATAGGTCTCTCAATAAAATCGTCTACGATATATATCATAGTATCAACATTATGTTATTAGTAAACATCCTATATAGCTTCTCCCCATCTACATAAAAGGGGTACTCGCTTTCAGGTTCAAAAGATATCTCGTCCCCCTCCTTTACTCCTAAAGCTTCTAACTCTGCGTTTCCATGCTTAAGTATCCCTACGAGAGGTTCTTCTCCACGCTTATATATAGAAGACTCCTTTGCGGGGATAGGTTTTACAAAGCAATACTTATCGTGAGCGTTCCACCGTGTACCATCATGGTACATAAAGAACTGATCCATCTCTACGAAGAACATATCGTCACGGAAATAACTCTTCCCACTCTTCTCCCTCCCCCTCATATCGTTATAATACTTAAATACATTGTGGTGCACGAGAAGCCTGTCCCCCTTTTTTATGGGGCCAGAATATTTTAGTGGTGTTTCCACTACGGTAGCAAAACGATTTGATGCGGTGTGGTCTTCTTTAGACACGCTGGTGATAAAGTCTACACCCCCTATCTCCTTAATATTGTCGTACCTCCTTTCGTTGTATGCCTTTACTATAAAGCTAAAAGGAGATTGCATTAAAAATTGATATTAAATTCTAAAGAAATGGGTAGAGTTTTTCTAAACTCTTTCCACAAATATACCTCTTCAGATTTCTGTATCCAAATTTTATACCCTTCGTTATGGTCCTGTATAAGATGTATCTTATGGCTTCCGCCTAAGACGTCTTGACCTACGATATAATGCATGGCGCCAGACTTATAGTCTGCGCCGATTGATATTTTTCTGATGTCCATTTCATTTGATTTAAGTTACCGCTTGATATTTAAAAAACATGTTAAGGGCAAGCTTGTTATTCGACATANCTGTGTTACTTNGCAGGGTAAGTGCAACTCCTTTACCCGGAAGAAGTATGTTTTGAACCCCTGATGGGTCCAGCGTGAAAGTTCCGGTATACAAAGTGCCAGCACTGGCTGAGATTGTTAGGGACCCTACCGGAGTAGCATTAGAGACGGCGCCTCCTCCTATATCTGTATTCCATAAATTCAAATCAATTGTCGCAGCAACCGAAATAATAAAACTATAC